AGGAAAAAGTTTCCAATGCAGTACCTAGTGAGAAAAAAGAAGTTTCCGTTTCACAAGAAGCGGACTTCTAATTATCGTAGTGGGCTTGAAGATAACGTCATCAAGGATTTAGAATTTAGAAAAGTACATTTTAGATATGAGAAACGTGTTATACTGTACTTTAAGCCCTCTACTAAACACAAGTATACTCCAGACATTGAATTGGATAACGGAGTATTAATTGAAATAAAAGGTTTCTTTAAAAGAGAAGATAGAAAGAAACATTTATTGGTTAAAGAACAACAACCAAAATTAGACATTAGGTTTATTTTTGGGAATTCAAAAAACAAAATCTACAAAGGAAGTAAAACAAGTTACGCAGATTGGTGCATAAAGCATGGTTTTAAATTTGCTGACAAAGTTATTCCTAAAGAATGGATTTTATAAGGGAGGATTATGTTAATTAGAAAAACAAACGAAGAATGGAAAAAGATCGTTGATAATAAAGATGCACAAATACAAGCTTTATATAAACGTATTAAAGACCAACAAACAATTAATGATGCACAGAAAAAGTTAAATGGTGTTTTACAGACGGATTTAACAGAAGCAGAAAACAAATTAAAAAAAATCGAGGAAGACCGCTTAAACGCAGGACGAACGGAAGCGGGTTTTGATGTCTAATGATAGTGAGTTTATTAAACACCTACCGTGTACGGATTGCCCGTCATCTGACGGAATGGCTCTCTATTCTGACGAGCACACTCATTGTTTCGTCTGTAATACTACTCGCTACCCTAATGACAATTCTACAAATAATAGGAATGTATCTAAAGATGTTTATTTTAGTGATTTGGTGCAAGGTCAAGCAATTAGCTTACCTAAAAGAAAGCTCACAATGGAAAGTTGTCGAAAGTGGGATTACAAAGTTGGCGAGATTAATAAAGAACCTGTTCAAGTAGCAACTTATTACGATAAAAATAAAAAACCAGTATTTCAAAAGTTAAGATTTAAAAACAAAGAGTTTAAAACAACTGGCGATATTTCCCAAGCTACACTTTATGGACAAAACCTCTGGAATGGAGGTGGAAAAATATTGTGTTTATGCGAGGGAGAAATTGACAGCATATCCCTCTCTCAGTTGTTTAACCACCGTTACCCCGTTTGTGGAATACCAAATGGGGTTAATGGTGCAGTTAAAGCAATTAAGAAACAATTAGAATTTATTGAAAGTTTTGAAAAAGTAGTTTTCTTCTTTGACCAAGATGAGGCGGGATTAGAAGCGGCTAACAAATGTGCAGAGCTCCTGTCAGTAGGAAAAGCTAAGATTGCAAACTTTGAACTTAAAGACGTAAACGAAATGTTAGTAAGCGGTTTAGGTAGTGAAGTAGTCAAAGCTATGTGGGAGGCAAAAACATTTAGACCAGATGGTGTAGTTGCGGGAGAAGAACTTTGGGAAGTAATTAAAAAAGAAGATGAAAAAGCTACTGCATTTTATCCTTATGAGGGACTTAATAGAAAGTTATTTGGCATTAGAAAAAGAGAGATTGTAACTATATGTGGTGGTAGCGGCATAGGTAAGTCGCTTATGACTAAGGAAATTGCTTATCATTTAATTAAAAAAGGAAAAAGAATAGGGATCATCTCTTTAGAAGAAAGTTTAAAAAGAACTTGTGAGGGTATTTTAGGATTACATTTAAACAAACCTATTCACATAGATAGATCAGAAGTATCTGAACTAGAACTAGAAACCGCTTATAAAGAAACAATAGGTAATGGAAATGTATTTTTATATGACCATTGGGGATCAGTAGAAGAAAATACAATTCTTAATAAAATAAAATATTTCGCAAAAGCATTAGATATAGAATATTTATTTATAGATCACATATCAATTATCGTTAGCGGACTTGAAACTAATGATGAAAGAAAAACTATTGATTTGTTAATGACAAGATTAAGAGCATTAACAGAACAATTAAATATTGGTGTTATAATTATTTCACATTTGAAAAGACCAGAGGGTAACAAAGATCATACTGATGGTTTAAAAACTTCACTCGGACAATTAAGAGGTAGTGCTAGTATTGCTCAACTTAGTGATATTTGTGTCGGTGTTGAGAGATCACTTTCAGATCAAGAAAATGGAAAAAAGACTTTAGTAAGAATTTTAAAAAATAGATTTGCAGGAATTACAGGAATTGGAACTACTCTGCAATACAACCCAGATACAGGAAGATTACAAGAATATGAAACAACCAATAATTTTTGATATAGAAACTGATGGTTTCAATCCAACTAAGGTGCATTGTTTGGTATTGCAAAAAGATGGAAAAGAAATTTCGTTCGTTGGACGAGATATACCGAAAGGTATTGATTTGTTAGCTGACAACTTAGTCGTGGGACATAACGTAATTAAATATGACCTCCCTGTCTTAAAGCGTTTGTACGACTACTCTCATAATCCAGAGTTAGTACACGATACTCTATGCCTTAGTCGTCTTATCTACCCAGACATAGCCAACAGCGTAGACTTTAAATTGTTAGCTAACAATCACATTGATAAATCTGTTGTCGGTAGACATAGTTTAAAAGCATGGGGACAGAGATTAAAATTTTATAAAGGCGATTATGCTGAGGTACATGATTTTAAAGAATTTAATGAAGATATGCTTGAGTATTGTATTCAAGATGTAAAATTAACTTCATTACTTTATAAAAAATTATTAGAAAAAGGATTTAGTAAAGAAAGTATAGAATTAGAGCATGAAGTTGCTAACATTTTAAAAGTACAAGAGGACAAGGGTTTTGGTTTTGATGTAAGTAAAGCTCAAGAATTACATTCTAAATTATTAGGTAGAACTCACGATTTAAGATTGAGTTTAGAACAAAGATTTCCAGATTGGCAAGTAGATTTAGGAGAGTTTATTCCTAAAGTTAATAATAAAAAACTTGGATATAAAAAAGGTGTTGCCGTTAGAAAATCTAAAACAATGAAATTTAATCCATCAAGTCGCCAACAAATATCAAATAGACTTATGGAACTAAGAGATTGGAAACCTAAAAAGTTTTCTGAAACAGGATTACCTATAGTTGATGAAGAAACTTTAGAACATTTAGATTATCCAGAAGCTAAAGAACTTAACGAGTATTTATTAATAGAAAAAAGGTTAGGTATGTTAAGTGATGGAAAACACGCTTGGTTAAAGGTAGTTAAAGATGGAAGAATACATAGTAATTATATTACTAACATTACGACTGGAAGAATGAGTTGTCGTAGTCCAAACTTACAGCAAGTGCCTAGTATAAATTCTCCTTATGGTAAAGAATGTAGAGAATTATTTGTACCTACAAGCGGTTATGTAATGGTGGGTGCTGATGCTTCAGGAATTGAAGCAAGAAGTTTAGGGCATTATATTTATAATTATACAGGTGGACAAGGTTATGTTGATTTAATTTTAAATGGCGACATACATACTTACAACCAAAAGAACTTAGGTTTAAAATCTAGATCATTAGCAAAGACAATTCTTTATGCGGTACTTTACGGAGCGTCATCTCGGCGGGTGCATGAAATACTTGATTGTTCAATGGAAGAAGCAAAAGAAGTTTTAAATAAATTTAATAAAGTATTACCTTTCTTACAAGAACTTAAATATGACATTATAGATAAATTAGAAACCGTTGGTTATTTAAAAGCTATTGATAAAAGAATATTAACTATTCGATCACAACACTCTGCGTTAAATGCGTTGAACCAAAGTTGTGCCGCAATAATTATGAAGAAAGCATTAATTATTTTATGGAATAAATTAAAAGGAAAAGATGCGTTTGTAGTTGCAAACATACATGATGAATTTCAAATAGAAGCAAGACCAGATATTGCCGAAGAAGTTGGGAAGATAGCGGTAGATAGTATAATTGAAGCGGGGGAACACTTTAGATTACGAGTGCCTCTAGGAGCAGAATACCGTGTCGGAAAGAACTGGGCGGAAACCCATTAATCCTAAATGGAGAAAGTGGGCTTCAAATGCTTTATGTAATCAAAGAGTAAGACAAGGACATGATTGTGGTTTAACTATAGATCAACTTATAGAACTAACTCCTAGTCATTGTCCGTGTTGCCAAACTGTTTTAGTACCGCAAGGTAATCAAAGTAATTCGCCGTCTGTTGATAGACTAGACGCAACGAAAGGTTATGAGAAAGATAATATTTGGATAATTTGTCATTCTTGTAATACCAGAAAAGGAAATATTAAAAGTCCAACTGATCTATATAAAATTGCAGATGCTTGGTGGGCTAAATTAAAGGAGCTCAAATGCAAGTTATTATAGTTTTAAGTGATAAGAAAGAGGACAACCAAAAAATAGAATACAGTATTTTTGAAAAATACGAAGATAAAGAAACACCAGAAGAAATGTTAAATAGTCCTGCTGTTCAAGTTGGTTCTATTCTTTCTGGTTTTCTTAAAACAATAGAAAAACACGGAGCATATTTAGGATTACTCCCACTTATTGAAAACGAAGAAAAAGATTTTGATGCTAATGATTTTCCTCATCT